CTAATTTAAGAGGTCTATTTCATTTAGTTTTTCTATTATATTTTTGCTCATTTCTTCAGTTACATGAGAATATATAGAAAGAGTTGTTTGAGGGTTATTATGACCCACTCTTTCCATGATGGACTTCAAAGGTATCCCAAGCTCAGTTAATAAAGCAATATGAGTATGCCTGAAAATATGTGTACTTAAATTTTTAGATGAATTTATTTTTTTTAGTCTGCTATTCACAACAGAAATGTTATATGGTTTATTGTTTTTATAAATAAATATATAATTATCTTTGCTTATTTTATCCTTTGGATATTTTAAAGGATATTCATCAATTATTTGAAGACATCTTTTGGGTAGCGTGATTTTTCTATCTGAATAAATATTTTTTGTTGTTGTCTTAGAGTTAGAAACACTATCCCATGTACCGTTTATATGTAAAATATTATTTTCAATATTCTTGTTTTGAATTGCTACACATTCTCCAAATCTTAGACCTGTAAGTGACATAAATTCAATTAATAATGAAGTTGATTTATCTATTACCGCCATATCTTTTATGACTTGTTTTAATTCGTTTCGCTCAAGATATTTTTCTTTTTTCTTTTCACGTTGTTCTAATGTTAAGACTTTCTTTTTGATTTTAACATTAGGAATAGGATTAACTGAAAGATATTCTTTAGATATAGCGTAGTCTAAAACCATATTAAAAGATGCTTTAAGTGTCTTGATATAAGAATAAGAATAATTTTCTTTATAATATAGTTTTTCCAATATCTCTAAAATAAAAACAGAATTAACATCTGATAACAAGGTTTCTTCACTAACTAAACTTCTAATTTTTTTCTTTGCGGTATCTCTTAACGAGGCTGTTTTAGCTTTTACTGTCTCTTCATAAATTGAAAAATATTCGTCTTGGACTTCCCAGAAAGTGATAGAAGCTATTTTATTTTGCTCATCTTCAATTTTTTGTTTTTCTTTTTCAAGCTTTGCATCTATTTTATTATACAATAGCCTAGAAGCTTCATTTTGCGCCCTAGAACTATTTTTGTCTAGTGTTACTGATACTTTCCTTATCTTACCCTTAGTATCTGTATAGCGCTCACAATACTTATATTTGCCATTAGGTAAATCTTCTACCCACATTTGCTTTTTATACCTCATTTCTGATAAAATGGTATAGTAAAAAGCTTGTTATAAGCTTTTGCACTACTTTATAGTTTAAATCCACCCTCGTCCGTCCAAAGATAGGGTGGATTTTTTAGTTTATTCTATTTTATTGTTCCTTTACTCATGCTGAGATTTTGAACCCAGCCACTATCCATGATAGTAGCATCATTTAATTTTGCTTGAAAAGTATAAGTTTGACCAGATGTTAATTTTTTAGCAATGTCATTAGGCATATTGATAGTTACCGTGGTATTCATGAATTGATTGTCTGTGAAGTTACCTGCATCAATTGTTACATCAGTTCCAGTAAACACAGCTTTTGCAACTTTTGATACTGTGCCTTGGAATTCAAGAACTTTTCCTTTGTAAGTATCATCGGCAGCAGCTCCATTAGCTTGGTATGCTTTTACAAGTTCTTCAAAAGTTACTGGTGTTGCAGAAACTGTTTTAGAAGAAGCCTTCGGTTTTGATGAAGAACTTTTTGAAGTAACTTTTGTTTCATCTTTTTTAGTATCCGCAGTAGAAACAGAGGTAGAAGTTTCCGTTTTTTTAGATTCTTTTGATTTCGAGTCGCCAAGAAAAGATATCCCAATAACAAACAACAGGAAAGCAACCAGAAGTATTATCATAGGTTTTTTATGTGATTTCTTTTTAATATAGCTAATTATAAGCATTACTAAACCTACAACGAAAGCCAAAAAACCCACTAATCCAATAAATGCACTCATAAAATTTCTCCTATTTAGCTTTTAACGAGGTTCAAGATATTGCTCGTATATTTAATTATTTAGACTTCCATAAATGACCGCAATTATTGTAGTACAACTCCTTGCCCTTGTTATCTTTAGTTCCAGTAACTAAAAGAGAGGACCCACCAGTCATTAAAGTAGCAGCCGTTTTTCCTTTAGATTTTTTCTTTGTGGTTAAATATAGTGAAAGGCTTCAAAGGATTAAGATTTAGATAAGTTGACTTTTTAGTTTTTAAATTATTGTTATTAGACCATAATTGAATGTTGGTAGATTTACATTTTGGGCATTTTAAATTTGCTATAAATACTCCTTACCAGTTTAGTCATGGCGCACATTATTTATCTATTTTTTCTTCTTTTTTAGATTGATTCTTCTTGAGGTAGAGAGTACTAATCATAAAAACCACCCATAAAGATCTTAGAATTACCAGAAGTAGTACGAGCATTGTAGATATTGATAAAAAGTTAATGCCATATAACCTAATAATTAAAAATATAGCAATTACATTGAATGTACAAAGATAAAGCAAGTGATTTCTTTTTATAATCATAGCATCTCCTAGATAATTTTTTTATTTTAAATTGCCTCGTAGTATTCAGCGGTATATTCTTCAATAACTGATTCACATATCCATTTGAGTTTATTATTAAGTTCATACACATCCATGAATTGACTGATATTAATTTCATTTGGCTCTGGTGCAAAATCCCATTTAGAAAGCCATTCATTGAATCTGTGAACTACCATGAAACGGTCAGCTTGTGCCTCTTGCTTACTCCCAAACATTTTAGAATGGCAATTATAATGGGTGTGTCCACAATAACAGTGGCCTAATTCATGAAGAATAACGTTTTCTTGTTCTATTATCGTCAAATCATCTCTGATATAGATAATATCATATTCAGGAAGATACAATCCCTTAATATCATCGATTAATACAACATCATTTTCTGATGGAATAAAATATATAATTTCAGCACCAAGCTCTCGAGAAAGCTCTCTAAGTTTACTCATAAATCGCCTTTATCAATTTTTTCTTTAAGAGTATTTTTCAACAGACGTTTGAAGAATTCTTTATCATTATCGTTAAGTTGTCCGCCACCATAGGCACTAGCTTTACTTATTTGTTCTTCAAGATATTCATCGCTTAGACGATAGTCTTCTATTTGTTTAACTTTATTTTGTTCTTCTTGCTCTTTTAATTGAATATTTGCAGTATCTAAGACTACTTTTTGTCTTGGCTCTTCCAGTTGTGAACTGATTTTATTTATTTCTTCTACTATAGGAGACTGTTTTTTTGTTTTATTAGGCATTTCATCTTTAGATATACCTAACAGATACTCTGTAGATATTCCTAGGACTCTAGCAAAATCATCAGCACGATTCAACGGGAATTCTCTACTAAAATTAAAATATCTAGATATAGCAGATTTCGCCATATCAACTCTTCTAGCTAATTCAGATATGGAAAGATTTTGTTTATTTTTTTCATCTATTAGTATTCTTACAATTTCTTCATTTGTTCGCATGATTTTCTCTCTATAAACTTGATAAAAACATTATACCACTGTTCCCGAAAAAGCACAAGATGTAAATTAAAAAAGTTTTTTTGTTTTTTTTATAACTTTTATGTTGACAAAAGAGAACGGTAGTGATATTATTGATTTGTTCCCAAAAAAGAACGAAAGGAGAAATGAATATGACTATTGATTTAAATAGAATCAAAGCAGAACGAATCGCAAATGATTTGACACAAGACGAAGTTGCTAAGCGAATGGGGTGGAAAACAAGAGCCGCTTATGCAAAACGAGAAAACGGCATTGTGTCTATTGGGGCTAATGAGCTTATCAAATTGGCTTCTATTTTTGGATACGATAAAGAAGATTTAGGCATTTTTTTTAAAGCGAACGTTCCCGAAAAAGAACGAAACTAGAAAGGATTCAAAAATGAACAAATTAATTGAAATTTCTTCAAATGAAAATGACGAACAAGAAGTAACAGTTAAATCTTCACTTATCGAAGCAAATGAATTAATTAAAGCAGCCTTCTCGGACTATGGAATTCAAAATGAAGACGGAGAACAAATCACTCAAAAAGAATTTGCTGACTTAGTAGGCCAAAAGATTTGGTTAGCTGCTGATATTTTAGGGATTGAACTTGATTGAGTTTTTGGCCAGTTGGTTTTTGCTTACAAAACACAAACTTAACAAAGCTTATCAAAAATTATCAGCGCTTATCATAACGATACACGCATAATTTATGGAAAATTATCAAAGTTTATCATAGGTTATTAAGTTAAGAATATTTGGAAAAAATAGACTTTATACGCATTGTACAATTTCAATAAATAGATATCTCTTTGTAATTAAAGAATGCTAAAGTTTCAATATCAACAGAGAGGAATTCATAAAACATGAATCAATTAGAAAATACATTAACTTCATTGGAAGTTGCAGAAATGGTTGGGCGTCGCCATGACCACGTATTGGCAGATATTCGCCAAATTATTAGTGATTTAGGAGAACCGAAAAGTGGGGGCTCATCTGAAACCATTGATATTAACACGTTTTTCGTAGAAAGTACCTATCGTTCAGCTCAAAATAAAGAGTTGCCTTGTTATTTAGTTACGAAACAAGGATGCGAAGTTTTCGGTAACCGTATGACTGGGGCTAAAGGAACGCAGTTCACCGTAGGTTATGTCGGTCGTTTCAACCAAATGGAGCAACATATCAAACAACAACCAGATATTTCAAATCTTAGCCCTGAACTTCAAATGTTTAATCAAATGTTTCAAGCAGTAGCAAACCAGGAGCAAAAATTGCTTGAAGTTAATGACAAAGTAGATAATATTTCTGAAATTGTTGCTTTGAATACTGCTAATTGGCGTAACGAAACAGGTAATTTCATTCGTAAAATTGCACTAAAGCAAGGAGGAGGAGTTGCCTTTAAAGAAATCAATCAACAAATTTATGCAGAAGTCGAACGACGAGGCGGTTTTAAATTTAATATTCGATTGAGAAATATGCAAACTCGTCAAATTGAAAAAGGTTATAGCAAATCTGCAGTTAAAAAACTTAATAAACTTGATGTTATTGAAGCTGATAAAAAAGCTACTCAAATTTATATTCAAGTAGTTAAAGAGTTTGCTATTAAATATCAAGTAGAACTAGCTTAGAAAGGAGTTCAGATGGAATATAAAGATGATGATTACTTGACTACTCAGCAAGTAGCGGAAAAGTTTTCCATCCATGACCAAACTGTTTATCGACGTAGAAAAGCAATGGAGCTATTTCCACAATTTAAGTCTGGTATTTTCATGAATGGGCGTAGATTTCGATACAAAGAAATTAGAGATTTCATGCAGTTTGTAAATACTCCTGAGTATAAGCAAGAACTTAAAAAGCGTCAATCAGTTATCAAATAAGAAGAGGTGCTCATGACCTACACATACATAGTCAACCCAGAGACGGGTGAAATTCTGTTTGACCTGGTTCACGACTTAATCACACAGAACATACGAGCAATCAAGCTCATTGCTAAGAAATTAAATGCGGTATTACGCTAGAAAAGGTTTTTCATGCAAACAGCAATCATAAACGGTCGTAAAGTTCGAGTGTTGCCAACGACTGTTGGACAAATCTACCATGATTTAATCAAACGAGAAAATCGTGGAGTAGTAGTCTTTGAAACTTGGCAACGTCCAGACGGAAGTCTTTATATGACTTCACGCAAAAAGAATAAGCAAGAGCTTGCTACTGATAAAGCTGCAATGCTTAATGAATGTATTTCAGACTGGAAAAAAGTTTGGAACTAAAAAAGCCCGCACGGGCATGCGGACTAAGACGTGATACGTCTACAAAATTTTATACCTAGATTATATCACGTTTCAACAAAAATTTGAAATGGAGAAGTTCAAACATGACTAATCAAATAACAATACAAAATAATCCTGAAAGTACAGAACCTAAAAAACAAAATGTTAACAATTTTATGAAGTCAGAGGCTGTCCAACATCGCTTTAAAGAAGTTTTAGGCAAAAAGGCGAATGGTTTTATTTCGAGCCTATTAACAATTGTAAGCAACAATAACTTATTAAAGGAAGCTGATCCAAATAGCATCATGACTGCGGCAATGAAAGCTGCTGCTCTTGATTTACCAATTGAACCAAGTTTAGGCTTTGCGTATGTTGTTCCGTACAACCGAAGCGAGAAGGTAGGAAATCAATGGATTAAACATAAAGAAGCACAGTTCCAAATTGGATACAAAGGATTAATTCAACTGGCGCTAAGAAGCGGACAATTAAAGAATATTAATTCTGGAATTGTTTATGAAGAGCAATTTGTGAGTTATGATCCACTTTTCGAGGAATTAGAAATTGACTTTACTAAGCCTCAAGGAACTGAAGTTAAAGGGTATTTTGCGAGTGTTAAATTAATCAATGGGTTTGAAAAAGTAACATTTTGGACCAAAGAACAAGTTATAAATCACGGGAAACGATTCAGTAAATCCTATGGAAACGGACCATGGAAAACTGATTTTGATGCTATGGCGCAAAAAACTGTGATGAAAGCAATGATTTCTAAATATGTTCCGTTGAGTCAAGAAATGCAAATGGGTATCATTGCAGATAATCAAGATGAGGATATGACCCGGCCACCAACGGATGTTACAGAAAGCGAGCCATTAATTAGTATTGAAGATTCAATACCAGAAGAACAAAACGCTATTGAAGGACCTGATGCTCAAACTCAAGAAACAACTGAACGAAAAGGTGAAGAAGTAATTGAAGAACTCTTTCCAGTGGGTAAAAGCTGATGAAAAAAAGATTAAGTTTTTCAAGTTTAAAAGCATTCTCTGATTGTGAAGCCGAAGCTGTTGCGGTTATGGCTGAAGAGTGGGATAGACAAGCCACTTTCTCTCCATCGACAATTGAAGCTATGAATGCCGGAAGCTATGTCCATAAATATTTCGAAAGCAATAAGGCTTTAGAAGAGTTTAAGTTAGAACATGAATCAGATATGTTCACTAAAAAAGGAAGTCTGAAGTCTCAATTTCAAATTGCTGAGAAAATGGTTCAAACGCTTGATAAGGATCCATTATTTAAAACAATCTACCAAGGAGTTAAAGAACTTGAAATCTTCGGAAAAATTCAAGGAATTGAATTTCACGGCTTCCTAGATTGTTTGAATCTCGAGCGAAATATATTTATTGATATCAAAACAATTAGAGGTTCTATCAGAGATAAGGAATGGTCAGAAACTGAATACCGAAGAGTGAGCTGGATTAAAGCAAGAAAATATCTGTGGCAAATGGCTATCTATCAAGAAATACTAAGGCAGTCTGACGATGAAAAAATCGGAAAAAACATTAGTCCAGTTATTTACGCGGTAACTAAAGAAACTTTTCCAGACAGTGCTGGAATTACTATTCCGCAAGATTGGTTAGATGATTCGCTTGATGAGGTTTGCGAATTTACTGATAAATATATTGAAGTATTGAATGGAAGAGTTCCAGTAAGATGCGAACAATGTAACTATTGCAAAGCAACAAAACGAAATATTCAAACAATTTCGTACTCAGATTTAATTTAAACCTATGAGCAAACTGCAGTCCTCACTAATCCTGAGCAGTAGAATTAGAAATAATTCAACTTTAAGCAAAACCATCTTGGGCGGTGGTTTCGTATTTAGTCAAAGCTGGAGGGTGGCGTAACGACCGTAAAGTCCATGAGTATTCAGTGCCTGCACATAAACACTCATCGCCAGCTTTTAATTTGAAAAATAAAACTTGAAATAAATATAGAAGAAAGGAGAAAGTTTGGAACAAAGTACAAAATTCTTCAATCAAATCCCAGTTCCAATTGTGGAAGCTGATGATTTAAATGATTTTGAAAAACTTCTTTTTAGTGAAATATACACGATGGCAAATTCTTATGGAAGTATTTTTCCATCAAATGGATATCTTGCTAAAAGATACGGGAAAACAAAAGTTACAATTTCAAATACCCTGAGTAAGTTGCAGGATAAAGGATATATAAACCTCGAATATCAATATTCTGGTAGAGAAATCGAAAAAAGATTTATTTACCCCTGTTTAAATAAACTTAATGGGGGTATTAAAGAAAATTTTAATACCCCTAAAAGAAATCTTTATGGGGGTATTAAAGAAAACTTTAAAGATAATATATCAACTAATAAATCAATTAATATATCAAATAATAATATATCGGACAAGTCCGATAAAGAGTTTGATTTAGAAACTAGATTTGACAATCTTTGGAAAATATATCCTAACAAAAAAGGTAAACCTAAAGCTCTATTAGCTTATAAAAGAGCTGTAAAATCTGGAACGACAGACGAAGAGATTAAAACTGGACTTGAAAACTATTTGGCAGAAATTAGAGTTAAAAATACCCAACAGAACTATATAAAACATGGTAGCACATGGTTTAACGGCAAAGGTTGGGAAGATGACTATGATTTAACGCCTATTCAAGGATTTAAAAATAGCAAAGTTGTCAAATCTGCTCCTAACTGGTCTAATCAAAGATTTGAAAAAGACGAAGAAACGCTGACAGCGGAAGAATTCGAGGAATATATGAATGGCTTGGACTCTTAAAAAACGTGCTCTTGATGAGGGGCTATCAGAATATTACCGTAGCTTTATTCCTGGGATTACCCATAAACAATACTGCAGATATGTTGAAAAAGCTTATGAAGAGGAAATAGTATTAAGTCCTATCACTTTTATCGCAATAGTTAAAGGTATTGATAATGAAAAAGCAACCGAAATATTTTTTGAAAAAAATAAAGAACTGACAGATTCAGGAGTAATTCCTGCAATTGCTAGGTTTGGAGAAGCAAGTGAAGTTCCAGCAAACTAAAAAGTCAAAATATGGAGCAAAGAAAACAACGGTAGATGGCATTGTATTTGATAGCAAAGCTGAATCAATCTACTATTTGCAACATAAAAATGATGAGCGGATGACCATGCAAGAAAAGTTTGTTCTCATGGATAAATTCAGATTGAACGGAAAACTTTATAGAGAAATAGCTTATAAAGCGGACTTTGTTTTCAGAAATGAAGATAACGAGATTATCAAAGTTGTCGATGTAAAAGGCATGGTCCTACCTGAATTTAAAATGAAAGCAAAATTATTTGCTAACAGATATGGAATTCCAATAACAATTGCTAAGAAAGTAGCAAGAATGAATATGTTCGAGGAGAGCGAGATATGACTGAAACAGCAAAAGAACGCATCGAAAATGAAATAAAATCAGTTGAAAAACGGCTTCATGGTGGAAGAAATGACGGGAAAACATACAATACTGGAGTTAAAGAAGGATTAATGATTGCTCGTGCTCACGTTATTGATTTTTCCACCAATGACGAAAAAACGGTTGAAAAACTCCAGGAACGCTGTGATAGATACGAACAAGTACTGACAGAAATATCTAAAACGAAAGATTTTTATAGAAGTGGATGCGATCATTGGGAAGAATTTTCACAAGATGCTTTAAAAGCACAACATGTGCTCAAAGAATTTGTATAAAAACAGAGGTGTAAGAATGATATTTTATCGAATTAATGAACTTGCTAATAAACGAGGAAAATCTTTACAACGTATTGCTATAGATTTAGGTCTTGGTCAAAGCTATTTTTATAATATGAAGTATTTCAAAACTTCACCTTCAGCCGATGTGATAGTGAAAGTAGCAGATTATTTTCACGTTAGCGTTGATTATCTTCTCGGTCGTGATAAAGACGATTATTATCAAAAAGGATTTGATGATGGCATGGATTTTGTAAAAAAAGCAATGTTAGAAAGTTTGAAAAAGGTATAAACCATGATTAAAACAAATTTTGTCACTTTAAAAAAGCTGTATGGATTGGCAAGAAATAATAATTTCAACGCTAACCATAAAGAATTGTCTGTGAAAATCAGCGGTCGAACTAAGCACAATCACGAACTTTCTCAGCTTTACTTGGATATTTGCAATAAATACAACCATTCAAAGCAAATGAAATGGAAAGATTTATACAAAATACTCGAAGAATTAATTTCAGGTTTAGCAATTGAACTTTAATAGCTCTAATTCATGAAAATTACGGTTACATTGAGCGCTTAAACCATTTCATGGATAATTTATCACGAATAATTTAAAAGCGCTTAAAAGCTAAAATATGAGGTGTTAATATGACAACGCAAAAAGAAAAAAATGTTTTGGAATTTAAAGACAAGGATATTTTGAAGAATCATAAAGTCGCTGACAAAGACGACGAATGGTTTCACGAACAATGGAAAAATAAACTAAGTGGATTGAAAGAGGCAGGAGATGGCAAGGTTAGAAAAAATTTATGATGTTTATTTCAATGGGATAAAAACGGGAACTGGTACGAAAAAAGAGCTTTCGAAAATGCTTCTTGTTTCACCTCATTCAGTCGCTGCTTGGGTTAAAAATGGTATGGCTAATTCTCCGAAAAAGAACGCAGTCAAAATTGCCGTTGTAAATGAAAAAGCGATGATGGAAAAATATCCTGGTTGGAAGCCTTATGGTGGTTCAAAATCTAAGACTTCTGATGAAATAACCGATCGTGAACGTAGAAAACACGAAACAAAAGAAGAACGTAGATTGCGAAGAAATATTCGAGCACAAATGGCAATCGAAAACTCAAGAAAAGACGACAGTGTCTTTAAATAAAGGAAAAACAATGAATAAAAAATTAATCACAACAGCAGTAGTCGCAGCAGGAATCTTTGGTTCAGGAACTTTTGGAGCTTATGCGGCTAATGCATGGGCAGGGCATCAAAATATGGTCGCTGTGCAACAGAATATCTCTATCTTGAAGCAACGCTTGCTAGACCGAAACGAACAGCTTAAACAGGCTAATAATAGCTCACAGCAATATTCAGACCAACTGAATCAATTGAACAACCAAATTAACCAGTTGAAAGACCAAATTAATCAAGATAACTCAAACTTGCAAAATCAAGCTGCTAGCTATCAAAATCAACTGAACGCACTCAATCAGCAAAAAACGGATGTTACCAATCAGTTGAATCAAGCGAACCAAGATAAGGCGAGCATGGCTCAACAAGTCAGCGATTTGAACTCAAAGCTAGTTGCTGCTCAGCAAAAGACTGACGAGCTATCTCAAGCTGTGACCGATGCACAGCAGACTAAAGATTTATCAGACGAAGCTGTTAACGCTACGAAATGAGGGATGAGATGATACCAAAATTAAGAGCTTGGGATAAACAAGATGAGCGCATGAGTTATGGAGAGGTTGAATATTTCGACGATAGTATTAATTATCGATTTGACCATTTCTGTACTGGCGCTGATGAAGACGTTGAATTTATGCAGTCAACAGGATTAAAAGATAAAAACGGCATTGAAATTTATGAGGGCGACATTTTAAAATTGCATGCTATATTCTTAGCTCCTGGCGACAAAATTGGTTATCTTGAATATTCTCCAAAATACGGTTATTCAATTATTTTTGAAGAAAATCGATTATATCGACAAGAATTCTGGGCAAGTACAAATAAGCTTAATTACGAAGTCATCGGAAATATTTATGAGAACCCTGAATTATTGAAAGGAGCAGCTAGATGAAGACGCAAATTAGCGCAATGGCACTTAACGACGAATTTGTAAGACTTGAGCTGGCCGCAACAGTTAGATTAGAGCTAATTCATAAGCTAACAAGTAAATTTATGGATTGGAATGATCATGAGCACGATGAGTACAATACAGGTTACATGAATTGCTTGATCGATACTCTTCACATTTTATCTGAAGAGGAGGACACGAAAAATGACAGTTGAAAGTTTACTAAAAAAATTAGATGCCGACACAAATATAATTTTAAAAGATACTCATGATAAAACACTCATTAATTTTATTTACAGGGGCCACACTGAGATGTTTGATTCTACATTTCTTAATCGAGAAGTAAATATTTTCAGAACAAATAGTAGTGGCACGGTAATTGTTAATTTGGAGGACACGAAAAATGACTAAGTTTGAAGAAGAATTTAACTACTTGATTGAATTATCTGGGAAAGTATTAATTGGGCAAGTAGATGCTGAAGCATTTGAAAAAAACAGAATTGCATTTTTTGAAAAGTATGAAACAGACCAACAGCAAGCCCTGCCAAAAACAGTCGAAGATTTTCAAGGAGAATTAGAAGATTTGATTGACGATATTCTTGATGATTATATTTCTGATCTTCCGTTTGACGGTAAAAAATATAAATTCATTGAGAAGTATGCACCACAAGCCCTGCCAGTCGTGCCCGAAGATGTTGCAAAGTGGATTGAATGTGTAAAAGGGAAAAATAATAATGCGTTGGCTTTACTAGATGATGATAATATGCCAGACGATGTGAATGAGTGGCTTTTCTTTCAAAGAAATGATGACAATATTAACTTGATTCTTCGTGCATGGCTAGACGGCTACACAGTAGAAAAACCGCAGCTGTTCTATATTGAATTACCAAACGTTTATGGACTTAAAAATAAAGTATCAGTTTCAAAAGTCGAAAATGGAACAATTGTAGAATTTTCAAATGGAAAAAATTACGCTTTAAAACTTACCGAGCAAGAAATCAAGTCAATTGATGAGCGTTACTGGCAGTTTGCTGTTCCTGTGGAGGAAGTAGAATGACAAGACAATTTAAAAAACTAGACGGAAATGCGACTATTCCAGAACGAGCGACAGAACACAGCGCAGGTTATGATATTTCAGCAAGCGAAACAGTTACGATTCAACCTGATGAAATAAAAATGGTAAGTACAGGTCTAGCTGTTCAACTCGGACATGACGAAGTACTGAAATTATATGACCGCTCAAGCAATCCAGTTAAGCGTGGCATTGCATTGATTAATTCAGTAGGAATTATCGATTCAGATTATTATCCTAATGAATTCAAAGGCTTGTTTATGAATATCTCAAAAGAGCCTGTAACGATTGCTAAAGGCCAACGAATTATGCAAGGTGTATTTGTCAAATACCTTACAACAGACGATGACAACGCAAACGGAGAGCGTAAAGGCGGATTTGGTAGCACTGGGGAGGTGTGAGAATGATTAAATTTAAAGAATTTGATGTTGGCGATAATAATTATGAAGAGCAGTTGGAACAATTTCAAACGGAACACCCAACTGGTGAGTTCGTGCAAATTACTGGTGGTTATACAAGTTACGAAAAAATCTGGTTTAAATACGAACCTTCTGATACTTCTGATAGCACTGACAAACTTTCGGTTGAAAAACTACAAGAACACTTGTTGCCTTATAAAAAAGAAACGGTTCAAAAAATCATAGATGAAAAAATGCAGTTAGTGACTGCAGATGAATTCTTAAAACTTCACAAAGAATATTTAACTGCTATTAGAGAAAACGGCAAACTCCAAGAACAGCTTAACACTGCGAAAAAGGCACTGACTGAATCAGAAAAAATGTATCAAAAGCAGATGGATAGATTTCTTAATAGTGAAATGAATGAATCAGCACGTTCACATTGTGAAAGCCAGTTGAAGTTGTTATTTCCAGCTCATAAGGCTTATGAAGCACTCGCAGCGATTGGAGGGGATGATGAGTAAAAACAAATATTTTGTTGATGAGTATGATGACGGAGAATTGCTAAGTACTACTTATTTTGATGATTTCAATAGTGCTTTGAAGTTTTATGCAATGAAGTGGAAGTGGGGATATTCCGCTAGACTTTTCCGAAACGTCTTAGATTTGGACGGAAATACCATCAAAACTGAACGATTTGAATACACTTGGAAATAAAGGGAGCGGCGATGAGTGAAATTTATATCGAAGGTAGATTTAAAATGCCAGTTTTTAATACTGACGAATTTGGCTATGACGATGAAGAAGTTAAAAAGTTTGACTGGGAAGATTTTGCAAAAGATGAATTCTGGAACAGTTGTGATGATATGGGAGAACTAGAAGATAAGTATGACATTACTTTTCATAAGGTCCAACCCCAGCTCACGATTCCGAAGAGCATTGCGGATGAGTTGGATGGCACTTTTGCTGGTATTGATGCAACAGACATTGGTTATGTGCTTGACCAAACTGGCCCTTATGGATCAAGAGCGTTCAATGATTATTACTTTAAAAATAAAAATGTTATTGCTTTATACCTCGCAGGCAAAGCCCTCGGAGTTGATTTAGTGAAAGTGGGGGAGGGATGAATAAAGAAAATCTTAACAAAATCAATGATATCAGTTCAGAGATAGCAAAAATTGACCGATTTATTGAAAGTTACTGTCGTGCACCAAGAACGATTGGCTTAAACATTTATAAACAAGATAAGTTTTTAGGTATGGAACTAAAACCTTATGGCTTTTTAGGAAATATAGAGTTTGCTATACCAAGTGAACTTAACCGTAAGTTGATTGATTTGATAGTAGAACATCGAGAAAGTTTAGTTGCTGAACAAGAAAAATTGTGGGGGCAAGAATGACCGACAAACTAATATCGCTGGTCAATGACTGGTGGGGAGGGATTGAATGAAAAGCAATCTTGATTTAAAAGGAGAACTACTCGGATATATAGACATGGATTGTCCAAAGTGTAATAGGCACAGAGTTGAAAAATACGAAAACGGTGAGTTGCGTTGTGAAAAATGCGAGTGGAATATCACTTTACAAAAATATGAACCATGGGAATGGGAAGAAAGCGAGGACGACCAATGAAACTTTTGTGTAAGCTGTTCGGGCAAAAGTGGACTGAACGAAAATATATGGATGAGCCATTCGTTAAAGGGTGTAAAGCACTACCATATAAGAGATGTTTGAGATGCAACGAGTTCGCATGGGATTTCAACCGCACTGACTTTGACTAGTCGGAGAACGTGAGAGGGGAGGAGAAATAAATGGATGAATTTGAATTAATTGAGTGTTTGGAATGCAAAAACGAATTTCTCATAAATTTGGATGAAGCGCCTTTAGGTTTCTATTGCCCATATTGTTCTACAGCTCACGAATGGGAGGAATGATGGCTAATATAATACTGGCCTTTATTGGTGGAATGATAGGTGGCTATATCGTGAAACTTATCATGAAATGGCTTGATAAACATATGGATTGAGGTGGAGAATGGTTAGAAACGATATTAATTATATGAATTCCGAAATCGGAAGAGCAGAACTATCAGCACAATTTAAGCTTAAACAAATACATGATATTACAAATAGTCTTTTGAATAATGAAAATAGCAATAAGAAGCCAATGAAATCGGATTTTGTTATTGGTTATATGGTGGCCATAATTAATGTTATTGATTATTTATCAAATAACGAAGATAAACACATGGATTGAACGCAAAAAAAGCCCAGTTTAGGGCATTCTTATATTATTCTGCAATTAAATCAGATATTTCAATTTGTCCTTCAGGATACTCAAATATATTTCCGTTCAGTACAAAGTTATTTTTACACTTAGGACAAGTAGCAGGATAGTCTGTGACGGTATATTGATATTCTATTCCCATTGGTCTTGTATTATCATAATCTGATAAAAAATCATTGGTTGATAAGGGAATGGAAATGATATTTTTACAGCTTGGGCAAGAAGTAGAATGTTTGAAATTTACAGGCATATGTTTTCTCCGAATTCTTTTATAGGTAGTAATATATTATTACAAAAAATAACAATTGTCAATTTTTTCTTATATCACATTTAGCAATATTCAAAGGATATAGCGTTAAATTCGTTGTAATGGAAAATAATTTAGATGATGTTATAAGTTTTGGGGAAAAATGCTTTAACATCAAAGATACTGGAACGGGCGAAGTAATATCTTTAAACGTGATGATTACCTTGTATTTTAGAAGAATAGATGAGTAAAAAAACAGTGTTTTAATAAAAATAAAAAAATACCTGTCAAACCTTTAGTGATAGAGGTTAACAGATATAAAAACACTTTCCGATTATATTATATATTTACTAATAAAAAAGAGCTAGGAACTCGCTAAACTCAAATGGAGGAGAAAAATGCTAGATGATGCTCTCGATCGGTTACAACAAATAGCCAAAGAAGCTGTAATTAAAGAACAGGCTAAAATGATGGCCTCAGAGATGTACATGAATGAATGGACAACGAGAGACATAATGATTTTAGGAAAGGAGCTGGTAAAGATTGCATCTAAAGATATCAGAGATAGTATATAAAGCAGTCAAAGCTTTTGATAGAACTATTTATAAACAAATTTCTCGTGGATTTACTTATTTCTATGAAAAAACAAAATACTATGTACTCTTACTCGGAATATCATGTTTGATTATAGGATTGATATTAAAATTTATAGGTATTACATGAAAATAAAAAAAGCCCACGGCAATGGGCTTCGGCAACTGAATTTCTAACTTAATTATACCACAAAAGGAGAATTTGACGAATGGCAGATAAGTTAGATAGAATTATTGGAGATTACGTTAATGGCAGACTTGAAGCCAGAATAAAATCAATTGAAAGCAGATATCTTTATAAACAAAAAGTAGATAACTTGGGCATTCGTACAGCTTATTCTGGTGGTTCGGAACAATTAAGCCATGTTATTAATCAGGAAAAGCTTGAGAGTGACGAAGAATACCTTAAACTCAAGGAACAATTAGAGATATTAGACTTTTGGTTTAAACCTTTGATTCCTGATGAAAAACGAGTTATTGAACTAAAGTATAGTGGTTATGCTGGCTTGTATTGGTACCAAGTAATGCAATATTTAGATATCGAAGGAATTGAAGATATTGGATTGAAAAAAGCTAAGACGATATTCTACAAGTTTAGAAATGATATTTACCGACAAATGCAACACTGTTTTTAGGGCATATTTTTGGACAAAAATTGGCACGAAATTGCCTAAAAACGAAACCTCAACCGTTGTTTTTGCTGATATACTTGTATTATGAAGTAAAAGGCAAAAGCACAAATATCATAAGTATCGGTTTGAATTTGCTTCATAATTAGTGACTGCATGGTCAAGGGGTTAAGATACTGCACTTTTAATGCAGAGGCGTGAGTTCGAATCTCACTCAGTCACATTATTATTTTATTACAGGTTGTCCACTGGGCAGCCTTTTATTGTTGGATTCACAAATAAGATAGGAGGGAGGTATGAAACTTACTGAAAAGCAGAAGAGATTTTGCGATGAATATATTAAGTTAGGAAACGCTAAAGAAGCAGCAATAAATGCTGGATATAGTAAAAAGACAGCGAAGTCTATGGGAGCTGAAAACCTTACTAAACCTGACTTAAAAAAATATATTGATGAACGAATGGAACAACTCGCTTCTGAGCGTATTATGAGCGCACAGGAGATACTTGAAAGACTTAGCCTTATAGCTAATGCAAAAATAAAAGAAACGGTTGTAGTAGCCAATGCAGAGGGATATTCGGAAGTTGAGAAGCCTCCTGATTTCAAAACGCAGATACAAGCAATGAAGGAACTTCTTAAACGTTATCCTGGTAATGATAAATTACTTGAACAAACTCTTCGCAAACTTACTGCAGAAGCTGATATTGCTGAATTCAAAGCTGCAATGATACAATCTGCAACTGATAAATCAACTGAAGAAAAATTGGATGAATTGCTTGGTAAGATTAGTGAGGTTATAGATGATAAGTGATATTTATAGCAAAAAACAAATCGATGTTTTAAAGCAAACAGTAAATAAAGATTGGTTCATTGCATTGCTTCATGGTGCTAAGCGTTCAGGAAAAACTAAGATGAACAATGACTTATTCTTGTTTGAATTAAGGCGTGTTCGTAAAATAGCTGATGAAGAGGGCGTTAAAGAGCCTATGTATATCTTGGCGGGTGTTTCATCAAATACAATAAATAAGAATATCTTACAAGAACTTTATAATATGTACAATATAGAGCCTAAGTTTGATAAGCACAATAACTTTAAATTATTTGGTGTAAAAGTAGTTCAAGCATATACTGGAAATATCGGTGGAGTTGGTGCTATTCGTGGTATGACTGCTTATGGAGCTTATGTTAATGAAGCTTCACTCGCTAAACAAGAAGTATTTGCCGAAATTGTTTCTCGTTGTTCAGGTAATGGTGCAAGAATTCTAGCAGATACTAACCCCGATAATCCTGAGCATTGGTTAAAGAAAGAATATATAGATAAGCCTAACGAAAATGTTAAGGCTTTTCATTTTGAATTAGATGATAATACTTTCTTATCTGAGAGATACCGTGAAAATATCAAGGCAGCAACGCCAAGCGGGATGTTTTATGACCGTGATATAAAAGGACTTTGGGTATCTGCTGACGGTGTGGTTTATCAAGACTTCGATAGCAACAAACATTATATACAATCCAAAGACTTACCTAAACTATCAACATTCTATTGCGGTGTTGACTGGGGGTATGAACACTGGGGTTCAATTGTTGTTATCGGAGAAACGGACGATGGAACAGCTTATTTAATAGAAGAGCACGCAAAACAACATGAAGAAATTGACTATTGGGTAGATATAGCAAAAGAGATTCAAGAACGTTATGGTTCAAGAGTTCCCTTCTATTGTGATTCTGCTCGTCCTGAGCATGTTGATAGGTTTAAACGAGAACACATTGAAGCGTTTAATGGAGACAAAGCACGTTTAACTGGTGTTGAAGCGGTTGCTCGTAGGTTTAAGAAAGATAAGTTATTTATTTGTAGAGATAAAGTCGAGAAATTCCCGAATGAGATTTATCAATATGTTTGGGATGAAAAAAAAGGAGAACCAATAAAACTATTTGATGATGTACTTGATTCTTTGCGATATGCGATTTATAGCAATGAAGTTAGAAACGGTAAGACAGCTGAAATAGTCAATAAAGTAGGTTTTGGTTTTTATTAAGGAGAAACATGGCAATTAAAATAAATAGAGAGATGGCGGGAGACTTAAACAACCCATCTTCTGAATTGCTTAATCGTTGTATTAATCAGCACCAAAGTGACTTTTGGCGTTTAGAAAAACTATCTGATTATTACGATGGCAAGCAAGACATTTTAAAACGAACAAAAGATAATACTGCAACACCTAATAATAAAGTTGTAGTCAATCATGCAAAGTATGTTACTGATATGAATGTGGGTTTTATGGTGGGAAATCCAGTAGCTTATACAAGCAGTGATGATATTCAATCTATTCTTGATGCTTATACAAAAGTTGATATTGTTTCTCATGATACTGAACTTGAAAAAGATTTGTCAGTATTTGGGATAGGTTATGAATTAATTTATATGAATCAGGAACCTCAAACTGGGAAAGTATTTGCTGACATTAAATGTATTGATCCACGAGGAATTTTCCTTGTTACGGATGATACGATTGACACCAATCCTTTATTTGCTGTACATTATCAACCAGTATATAACCTTCAAGGAGCTGTTGATTATTATCTTGTTAAGTACTATAACGACAATAGAGTATTGACGTATAGAGCGGCTTCTATTGGTTTCGGAGATTATCAATTAATTAAAGCACTACCACATTATTTTAAGGCGGTACCTGTTATTGAATACCGTAACAACGAAGAACGTCAAGGAGATTTTGAGCAAGCAATTAGCTTAATTGATGCTTATAACTTGCTTCAGTCTGACAGATTGAACGATAAAGAAGCCTTTGTTGATGCAATTCTTTTTATCCGTGGGTTTACCTTACAGGATGGAGATGGTGCTAGGTTAGCAAAAGAAAAGATGATGCAGACATCATTTAAACCTGGTGAAGTAGATGCTAGTTATCTTACTAAACAAATGGATGAAAGTTCGGTAGCTGTGTTACGGGATGCAATACTTGAAGATATTCATAAAGTGACTTATGTGCCCAATATGAATGATAAAAACTTCTCAGGAAATGTTTCAGGCGAAGCAATGAAATACAAACTCTTTGGCTTACTACAACTTATGTCAGTGAAGTCAAGATACATGATAAAAGGACTTAGACAACGTTTGATTCTCTTTGCCAATTATTTAGAGATTGGCAATAACAATGTTGATATTGAAGGTATTAAGATTAAACTCAAACCTAATTTGCCAATCAATACAACTGACATTGTTAATCAAATCGTTCAGGCACACCAAGCAGGAATCCTACCTCTTAAAGTCTTGCTTTCATGGCTTCCAGATATTGATAATGTCGATGAAGTTCTTGAACAGTTACAAGAGGAAAAAGAGGAGGCTATCGAAATGAATCAGAAAGCTATGGGCGTTCAGTCAGAAGACAGCCACTCTAATCTTGATTATCCACCTGATGAAAATGAGGAAGATAATCAAGATAATAACAATAACCAGTCTGACAATCAGACAGATCAAAAAGAAGACCAAGAAAATGGCCAAAACAAAAACAACAAAAAACAAAACTCAAAAAACTAATGCTAAAGCAGCAAAAACCCCTAAAGTAACTAAAACTAAGGAAAAAAATGCTTCTAAAACAGCTACTACAAAAAAGAAAGTAGTCAAAAAACCAGTAGCAAAAACAAAAAAAGCTAAATAAATACAACTTTCAATAAAATATAGAAAGACATGGTAAATAAAATGGAATTTGAACTTAGTGGCAAAACTATTGAAATGCTTGGTAAAATGAGTGCAGCTTTGGCTGGACAAATTCAAAAAGACTATAAGCTTGATGAATTAAAAGACCTTGAAATGAAAGAGGCATTCGAAGACCTGGCAAAAATGTATAAATATCTTTATTATGGGCTGATTACACAAGGGTTTGACAAAACAGATGCTATGCAAGCAGCTACTCGAATGCTTGGTATTAGTAATAAATGATTACAGTAAAGTTCAAAAAGAAAAACAACCAAATTTATTGGTATCAAGTGACTGGTCATGCAGGCTTTGCAAATATTGGAAATGATATTGTATGTGCTGGGGTTTCTGTCTTATATATCACAGTTACCAATGCATTGTTATCCTTTGGTAATACTTTTGAGCGTGATGAAGGATATTTTATACTTGATCCAACCGATAAAGAATTAGCAAGCCTTAAGATACTTCATGATGGAATAGTTTCAATAGCTGAACAATACCCTGAACATGTAATAGTAGAGGAGTAAAAAGAATGTCTGACTACTGGCAAAAAAGAGCGATTAAAGCCGAAAAGAAAGTAAATGACGGTGCTAAACAGCTTGAGGAAGTCGTAGCACAGGCATACAAACAAGCTCAATCATATTTAACAAAACAGATTGCTAAATTATTTAGTAGAACTAAGCAGCAAACGGAACTGACAGATGATGAAGCCAAAAGAATGCTTAATGAAACTGTTCCTATTTCTGAATTAGTTGAGCTTAGGAGATTAGCTAAAGATATCAGTAATCCTGACTTGCAAAGAGAAGCTAAAAAGCGGCTCACAGGACTAGCGCTTAAATCAAGAATTACTCGTGCAGAAGATTTAAAAGCAAAGTCCTATCTAGTAATAAAACAAATTGCGGATGTCCAGCTTGATAAGCAGACATCTTTTTATGTTGACACGATAGATGAAGCATACAAAGAAACTGCTGCTGAAACAATTATTCGTGAAGCTCAAGAAAATGCTAAGAATGGTATTGTTAAAGAAGTCTGGAATAAAAAAGGCTATAAGTTCAAAGAACTATCTACCAAATCTGTGGAAAATATACTTGACAGTCACTGGTTAGGAAGTAACTACTCTAAAAGATTATGGGGAGATACTGAAGCCTTAGCCAAACGATTAGAGCAACTCTTCACGGTTGAAGCCTTAACTGGAATGAGTGAGTTTCAAATGGCAAAGGCAATTGCTGGTGAATTTGACCGCTCAATTAACGTTGCTAGGCGTTTGATTCGTACTGAAGCGAATTATATGGCGAACCAAGCAAAGCTCAAATCGTGGCAAAACAATGGCGTTGAGAAGTATCAAATCATTGCTATCTTAGATTTGAGAACATCGCAAATTTGTCGTCATAAAGACCATAAAGTTTTTCTAGTATCTGAAGCAGTTGTAAACGGGGCAGAAGGGACATATCCACCTTTTCATCCGTGGTGTCGTTCAGTTGCTTCAATGTATTCGGAGCGACTAAATAACATAGTACGCAAAGCGCTTGACCCTATCACTGGTAAAACATTTGATATTAAAGGAAGCACAACTTACAACGAATGGATGGATAAATTAAAATCAATGCATCCAGATGTTGAATTTAAAAGTAGCGAATGAGGTGATCTAACATCTCGCAGTTATGCGTGAAATAACAACTACTTAAATACACAAAGCGTTTGTCACTGACAGGCGCTTTTCTTATGTCCAAGCGTGAAGACTTTAAAAGCTTCGGAAGTGCAAGCATTGAACCACTTAAAAAGCAATTGGAAAGGATTAATAACATGAAAATCGCAACATTATGCGGAAACAGTTTACTCAAACTCAACTTGCAACAATTTGCTGAAGGTCAAGAAGGCGGTGAGGGTGGAGAAGGAACTGGCCAAGCTACTCCTCCTGAATTCAACGCTGACAGTTTGACTGATGAACAAGTTGCAGCAATCAAAGAAAAGTTTGGTCTTAAAGATGATACTGATGTTGATTCAATTGTTAAGTCTAAACGAAGTCGTTGGCAGAAGGAACTTGAAGAAGAAAAAAACGAAGCTGCTCGACTTGCCAAACTTTCGGAAGAAGAACGCCAACAAGCGCTGATTCAAAAAGAAAAAGATGACTTTGAACAAGAAAAAGCCGCCTTTCGTCAAGAACAGTTACTTGTAGAAAAAGGCAAACAACTTCAAGAAATTGGTATTCCAAGCGCTTTTGCTGCTCGTATTCAAGGAAACACTGCTGAGGAAGCTATTAAAGATGTCAAATCTTTCAAAGCTGAATGGGATAAAGCCTTAGAAGCAGCAGTTAATGAAAAACTCAAAGCTTCTGTTGATACTCCACTTGGTGGAGGTGCCACACCAGGGAAACCAGTTGATATTTCAACTTTAACTTATGAAGAAGCGCTGGCACTGAAAAAAACAAATCCAAAAGCCTATGAACAGGCTACAAAATAAGGAGAAAAAAACATGAAAAACAAAAAACTAAAATTCAACTTGCAACGTTTTGCTGGCGATGTAGTAACGTTCTTGAACTCACAAGTTGATCCCGAAGTTATGGGGCAAATGGTAGCTGCTCAATTGCCTAAAGCTATTAAGTTCTCAGGAATTGCTCCAATTGATACAACCCTTGCTGGTCAACCTGGTTCAACAATTACATTGCCTAAATTTAAATACTCTGGTGATGCTAAAGTCGTTGCCGAAGGTGCTGCAATTCAAATGGACGAATTACAAACTGCAACTCAAACTGCCACAATCAAAAAAGTTGCTAAAGGGATGGCTATTACTGATGAAGCGGTACTTTCAGGATATGGAGACCCCGTTGGAGAGATTCAACGTCAAATCCGTATGGCAATCGCTTCTGCAGTTGACAATGAAATTGTAACTGTGGCTGATACTGCTAAATTAACGGTAACTGCTACCGTTGATTTGGGATTGATTGACAAACTAGAAAATACATTTGTTGAAGCTCCTGATGCACTTGAAGAACAAGGATTTACTCAAGGTGTGCTTTTTGTTTCATACAAAGATGCTGCAACTTTACGCCAAGCGGCTGGAGTTAACTGGACTCGTGCGTCTGAACTCGGAGATAATATCCTCGTATCTGGTGCGTTTGGTGAAGTTCTTGGTTGGACAATTGTTCGCTCTAAAAAAATCGCAGATGGTACGCCAATTGCGGTTAAGCCTGGTGCAATGAAAACATTCTTAAAACGTGATGTTCTTGTTGAGTTTGACCGTGACATCACTAAGAAAGTGACGCAATTCACTGGCGATGAGCACTATGTTGTTGCCATCGTTGATGACACTAAAATCGTACGTGTAACAGCTCCGCAAGGCTAATAAATGGCTAAATATAAAGTACTAGAGCGTTTCAGGGATATTGAAACCGAAGAACTTCACGAAGTTGGAAAAGTTGTTGAATATACGGTAAAACGTGCGTCCGAAATTCAAAACAATCTTAAGGAATTCGGTATCTCTTTTCTTGAACGAATTGAAGAGACTAAAGACAAGGAGTAACAATCTATGGACGATGATAAACTAAAGAACTCTATTAATCGCTTAAAAAGTGATTTGGAGATTGATGAAGTAAAGGCGACAAATTTAATCAATGATGCGGTTATTCTCGTCCTTGATTATACGAATCAGGATAAGATGTTAGATTCAATGTGGCTGTATGCTCGTCAGTTAGCCACAATTACTTTTAATCGTGAAAGTACAGAGGGAGAATCTAGTCGTTCAGAAGGCGGCGTTTCTCAATCCTTTATTGAAGATATTCCTTTAAATATCCAGCGTGGCTTGAATCGTTACCGACTCGGAAAGGTGGTTAGTTTTTATGCGCCTGATGAAACGTGACTTAATTACTGTCTATTTAAGACGAGCAACGATTACGCAGGACGAAGAATTCAATGATGTAATAGCATGGGAAAGTCCTATTGCTCTTGTAATGAATGTTCAGTCCGCAAGTGGTGCTGTCAATGCCACAATTTATGGTTCAAAGCTTTCTAGCATGAAATCATGTAAGTATCAAGGAGATGAGTTAAAAGAAGGCAGAGACGAAAACAGTGGAGTTTGCGTGTATGTTGATAAGGACAGTGACCCTGATTATAAAATCAAGTCAATTCAACCTTATTTTACACACATCAATGTGATGTTAGAAAGGAACGATGACATTGGGAGTTGAAATTAAAGGATTGGACAGGCTTAAAAGAAAAATTAATGCCATGCCTAAAATCTTAAATGACGCTGTGAATGATGCGACTTACGAAATCACTGAGTTGGTTCGCTCAGCTGCTGAGTTACGACTTTCTTCTAGTATGAAATTCAGTTCTGGAGAACTGATTGGAAGTTTAAAGACTGAGGTTGTAGAAAATGCGGAAGGTAAAATAGTTGGGCGTGTCTGGTCGGATAAAGCTCAAGCCAGTTATCGTGAGTTTGGTACTGGTCCAAATGGACAAGCAAGTTCTAAAGATTTACCAGAAGGGGTTAACCCAGTTTATAAGCAAACTCGTTGGTTTATTCCAGCTGAGGAAGTTGGAATTGATTTGAATGAAATCTATGGCATGCCTAAGATTACCATTCAAGGCAAAGAATTTTACATCACAAGTGGTCAACCAGCAAGACCTTTCTTATATCCATCATTGAAAGAAATACTTCCGCAAATGCCTGAGATATACAAAGAGCATGTCCAAAAGAAATTGAGGGAGCTTAAATAATGGAGAGAGTTGATATTAAAAATATTGCTGGCTCAGTTATGAGCGGTGTTTCAGAAATTAAAAAAATTGCAATGGACTATCCCTCAACTTGGAATACTTTTCCTACAGCTATCTACAGAACGGTTAACAACCCACATTTTGTAGATGGAAGTGGCGAGGAACTTCAAACAAAATGGTCAATCACAATTGAATTATATTCTAAAAGTAGTTTGACCACTATCGTTAATAATGTCATCGAACAATTTGGTGATATTGGTTTTACAGGCACGCAAAGAGATGCGAATACAGCAGATTTAAAGCGTGTCATTATTGAACTATCCGCAATCGTGGATAATAAAACAAAATACGTTTATTCGAAATAGGAGGAAATAAACATGACAACAGTAGCAGGATTACTTTCAAAAGATACAGTCCTTTCTTATAAAGATGGCGCAACTTCAAAACCTGTCGCAGCAGTAAAATCTATCCCAGCAATGGGAGCTGACCCAGAAAAAGTAGATGTTACTCACTTAGGTTCAGCTAAGAAAGCATATATTGCAGGGATTCAGGATTCAGATAATTTGGAATTCGCAATCATTTATCAAGGAGACAACTTCAAAGATGTCGATACATTGGTAAAAGCTGGTAAGTCAGTAGATTGGACAGTGACTTATCCTGATGGTATGAAAGTCGACTTTACTGGTCAACCATCTTATAAATTTGATGGTGTTGAAGTCAACCAAGCACTTGGATTTAACTTAGTAGTGGTTGTATCAGCAGGCCCAGACTTTACACCAGCACCAGCTGGCAGTGGTCAATAATTTAGCAATTAAAGGTTAGTCAGAGCGGCTAGCCTTTTTATTTTTTATAAATATAGAAATCGGAGAAAAAAATGACAAAAGCAACTATCGTAAAAATGCCTAACACAAAACAATTTGAATTTGGTGGATTGAATCTTCAATTGCGCTTGGACGGAAACTCAATTCTTTCAATTGAAAAACGCTTGGATGAATCAATTGTTGGTTTGTTCTTGAAAGGTCAGGGAGAAGCGAAAATCCCGGCGACAAATAAATTGTTAATTGTATTGCAAGGCGCTAATCAAACAAGCAATGTATCTGAAAGTGATATTGTTGCTGCTTTTGGACGCTATGTTGATGAAGGACATTCAACGTTAGATTTATTTGCCGCAATTAATGAATTACTTGAAGAATCAGGTTTTTTCGGAAACAAGAAAACGGAGAAAGAGGCGACAAATGGGGTATCTCTGGACAACGAACCAGTAGAGGAAGACAGCATTCTGTAAAAACTTACAACAATTTATCCAGCATGCTTGAGGATTTATACCCTCAGGCAGTTGAAGCTGGTATTTCTTCTACAGATTTTTGGGCGATGACTTTTGATGAAATTATGGTCCAAGTAGAAGCAAATAAAAAAAGGCATGAGAACGAGCTAAAAGAGAAAGCGATGTTTGATTATTCTCAACAAAGGCTTGCTATCTATGCTTTTAATGATCCAAAGAATTTTCCTAAATATGAAGATGCCTATCCTTTCTTGAATCAGCTCAAGGAAGAAGTAGAGCAAGCAGTATCTGAGGAAGAAGAAAAGAAACAAGCGATGCTTACTGACCAAGAAATCATGCGACAAAATGCAATGTTAATTCAGGAAACTCGTAAAAGAAAAAGTCAAAAGACAAATTAAAAAATATTGAATAGAAAAGGAGGTGAGAAATATGGAATTAGAAACCTTGGAAGTTTTATTAGACGTCAATACAGCAAGAGTTCAGGCATCTTTGGATAAAATAATGCCAAATATTGAATCTACTATGTCAAAAATTCAAAATATCACAGGTAGGTCTATGAAAAAGACCGAAGATAATTTGAATATTGATAAAGGTGCAACGCAATTCGGTAAACAGTTAGAAAAAATGAATCAGACTTTTGAAAAAATGATGGGCCATCTTGAAAGTTCTTCTAAGAAGTCATCAGAAAGTATTGGAGATAATTTATCTACTGGATTTAAGAAAGCACGTCCAAAAGTATCAAAAGAAATTGATGCCATGCTAAATGAAATTAATGCAAAAATGGGTCAAGCTAAAGCCGCTCAAGAAAAAGTGGCTTATCTTAAATCACAGCGTCAAAGTTCTTCAGCAAAAGGAGATGGCGGTCAAACGGTCAAATATGATGACCAGATTGCACGGGCTCAGGCATCAATGGTTAAGTACCAAGATCAAGCAAAAAGTCTTGCTAGATCAATGAAGACTGAGTTTGATGCAGTGCCTTCATCTTTAGAGCGAATTGCAAAAGTAATGGATGCCAATGAAGCTAAATACTACACAATGCGTGAAAGTGTTCGAGCTTTACAAAAGGAATATCAATATCAATTGAAACCAGTCGGAAGCTTTGACAAAGGATTTAAAAATGTTGATACTCCAGATTCATTGAAAACTGCTCAAAAAATGCAAGCACAGTCTGACAAAATGCAGAAGTTAGCAAGTAGTAACGATGTTCTTCAAAAAGAATATCAAAGAACAGAAGAGCGTGCAGAATCATTGAGAAAGGCAATAGGACGAATTAATTCAGTTCTTAGTCAATCGTCAATGGCAACTGGAACAGCTGCGGCTGGGGCTAGTATGACAGGCTCAGGATTGAAACAATCTGAACGTGCTGTTTCTAAATATGGCGGAGTGTTCAACCGCATGTCAAACTCCATTTCTCACGGTGCTGGAGGAATTGGAAATGGATTGAAAAATTCATTTGGGATATTAGATAAATTTGGAAATCTCTTTTCAAGAAATTCAAATAAAGTAACACAAGGCACTCGTAGCATGTCTATGGGTAACAATGCTTTTCTTCAATCTATGAAGTATTTGTTGCCTTCATTAATTGTTTATCAATTAATTGGTGGAGCAATAAGTAAGTTAGCTGGCGGAATGGTGAGTGCATTGAAGACAAATGATCAGTTTTCTAACTCACTTAATCAGATTAAAGTCAACTTGATGACTGCATTCTATCCAATTTATAATGCAATTCTTCCTGCCATTAATGCGATGATGAGCGCAATTGCTACATTAACTGGTCAATTAGCTTCGTTTATTGCTGGATTATTTGGGACTACTTATCAAGCTGCCAAACAAGGCGCAAGTGGTTTATATGATAACGTTCAAGCCATGAATGATACTGGTTCATCAGCGACTAAGGCGAAAGACAAGGTCGATAAACTTCAACGTTCACTTATGGGCTTTGACGAGATTAATCGTATTGGTTTGCAAGATAAAACCGATGATGACACTGACAAAAATAAAGATACAAAAGCTCCAGGTATTGATTTTGGGGCTGCTACTGGTAATTATTCAACTCCTAAATGGATGAAAGATATGCAAGCCTTACTTAAAGACTTCTTCAAGCCTTTCCAAGATGCATGGAAAAACCAAGGTCAAAAGGTTATTGATGCGTGGAAATATGCACTTGGAGAAGTTATCGGTTTAGCAAGTGCTATCGGAAAATCCTTTATGGAAGTTTGGACAAATGGCACTGGTCAAAAATTCATTGAAAATCTATTAATTTTACTTGCGGATGTGCTTAACATCATTGGTGATATAGCTAAAGCATTTAAAGATGCCTGGAATGAAGATGGTAGAGGAACTGCCTTAATTCAAACTATTTTTAATATGTTTAATAGCATTCTTGAGCTATTACATTCTATAGCAGGGGCTTTTCGTGATGCTTGGAATGATGGAACAGGAGAAGCTATTGCTGCAAATCTTTTAGAGATATTTACAAATATTTTTAAAGCGGTAGGAAACATTGCTGACCAACTTAAAAAAGCATGGGATCAAGGTGGAGCTGGGAAAGAAATTTTCTCTATTATTTTAGGGATTATCAATGATTTGCTTACACATATTAATAATATGGCAAAAGCTACAGCTGATTGGGCAAAGAGCTTGGACTTTACACCCTTGCTTAATGGAATTAAAAAGTTACTTGAAAGCATTCAACCTCTCTCTGATAATATTGGAGCTGGACTAGAATGGTTTTATAAAAATGTACTTTTACCATTGGCTGGGTTTACTATTCAAGACTTAATACCTGCTTTCTTACAAGCATTAGGCGGGGCAATAGATTTTGTAAATGGAGTAATTGAGGCACTTAAACCAGCTTTCAAATTTTTCTGGGATAGCTTTTTGAAGCCAGTCGCTGAATGGACTGGTGGAGTAATTGTTGACGTCTTAAAAGGGCTCGGCGATGTCCTTTCAACTATTGGGGATTGGCTATCTGAGCACGGAAAAGGTTTTTCTGATTTTGTAATCACTCTAGGAACTTTTGCTGGGGTAGTTGGCGGAATCATCGCAGTCGGTACTGCAATCGAAACATTCGTAGGCTTCCTTGGAGGACTTGCTGCGATTATTACAGGAGCAGGTGGCGTAACAGGAGCTATTGGTTCTCTTGTAGCAATTCTTGGCGGTCCAATAACAATAGCAATTGCAGCAGCAATTGCGGTTGGTGTTTTGTTGTATAAAAACTGGGATGAAATTAAAGAAGCAGCCGCAAACCTTGGAAAATGGATAAGAGAAAAGTGGGACGATATCAAGAAAGCAACTGGCGACGCTTGGGACAACGTAAAGAAGGCAACGTCTGATAAATGGAATGAAGCCAAAAAATCAGTAAGCGATACTGCTGACTCCATTGGTACAAAAGTTTCTACAAAGTGGTCTGAAGTTAAAAAAGGTACATCAGATGCTTGGGACAATGTGAAAAATTGGACTTCTTCAAAATGGAATGATACTAAAACAGCAGTACACAGCACAGCTGATTCTATTGGGTCAAAAGTATCGAGCAAGTGGAATGAGATAAAGAGCGGCACCTCAACCGCTTGGGAAAATGTAAGAAGTTCTGTTTCAAATGCTGCCAACAATGCAAGAGATAATGCTTCAAATGCATGGTCGAACATGAAAGATAGAATGGGAGGTTATGCAAATTCTATTAAATCTACTGCCAAAAGTGCGTTTGACAATGTTGCTTCTTGGGCTTCTGATATGGGCAAAAAGATTGGTTCAGGTCTTGAAAATGGAGTAAATGCAGTCAAAAGAGGTGCAGCCGCAATTGGTAATGGTATTGCTGGGGTCATTGGAGGTGCCGTTAACGGAGTCATTGACGGGATTAACTGGGTTCTTGGTAAAGTTGGTTCTGGTAATAGATTAGGTCACTGGAGTGTCCCAAGGTATGCCAATGGTACTGAAGGTCACCCAGGAGGACCAGCATTAGTAAATGATGGTTCAGGTAGCCGATGGCAAGAAATGTATCGAACACCCGATGGTAAAACTGGGCTATTCCCTAAAGTGAGAAATCTTATGGTTGATTTGCCAAAAGGAACCCAAGTACTGAGCGGTGCTAAAACTGCCAAAGCGATGTCAGGAATTCCTGCTTATGCAAATGGTATCGGTGATTGGATGGGCGAAAAATGGAACCAAGCCAAAGAAATGGTTGGCGATATTTGGGACTACGCCACTCATCCAGAAAAGATTTTAAACATTGCAATAAGCAAGTTTACTAATCTTTCTCAAGCAGTTGAACCTGCGTTATCTATTGCGACTGGTGGGATATCTACTATGGCTAATGGAGCGATGGGAATGATTGAAAAGGCATTTTCAGAAGGCTCAGAAAGCCCATCTGGTACTGGTGTCGAACGTTGGCGACCAGTTATTAAAAAAGCTCTATCAATGAACGGGGTATCTACTTCTGAAAACTATGTCAATGCTTGGTTGAGACAAGTGCAAAGTGAATCAGGAGGTAATGAGAAAGCCGTCCAAGGTGGATATACTGACATTAATACGATTACTGGCGACTTGGCTAAAGGATTGTTACAAACTATCTCGGCCACGTTCAATGCAAATAAATTCCCAGGACATGGAAATATCTTTAACGGATATGACAATGCGCTTGCTGCAATTCATTATGCATTGGGCCGTTATGGTGACCCTGGTATGCTTCAAGTGATTGGTCATGGACACGGTTATGCAAAAGGCACGCCATATGTTCCTGAAGATCAGTTAGCAATGATTCATGAAGGAGAAATGGTTGTTCCTGCTAAATATAATCCTTATAACTCTATCAGTGATTTCAAATCATTTGAAACTTTGCAGTTGCCTGAAATGTTCACAGACAAACCGACTGATTACAGTAATTCTGGAAGCTTTGGTGGAGGTCAAGATGTTTCAAGCTATGGCTTGGCAAACATGAATGGTTCATTAACAAGTGCCATCATGTTGCTTGTTCAATCTTTAGGAGCACAAACGAGCCAAACTTCAAATGGAGATATTGTGATAAATATCGGAGGAAGAGAGTTTGGACGAATTGCAGTTTCAGAAATCAACAAATACCATCAACAGCTTGGGTACACTGAGCTTAACATTTAGAAGGAGGAATTATGTCTGCCGAACTACAATTTAATGGAGTGACGGTAAAAACTCCTAAAGAATTCAGCGTCAGTATTTCAACAATTGACGCTGACTCCTCAGGGAGAAATGCAAATGGAGAAATGGTAAGAGATGTCATTGCTCAAAAAACAAAACTAAACATTAAATGGGGCCCTTTGAGTGACTCAGAAGTATCTGATATTTTACAAAGAATTAATCAACCTTTCTTCGTAGTAGTTTATCCAGACCCACAAATCGGAAGACAAAGAAGTAAAACTTTTTATGCCGGAGATTCTACAATGCCTTCTTACTCATGGAACGATAAGTTTAAAGCGATGAAGTGGGAAAACTTATCTGTGAATCTGATAGAAAAATAGGAGGATAAGAAATGCTTACTGTCTCAGATGATTTTAACAATGCCATGAAAGCAGAGAATCGAAGGTTTGAGACTCGAATAAAAATTGGTGATAAAATTTTTACAAAAAATGATATCAATAGTTGGGTATACAGTGGCGGCTCTATTTCTGGTGAAACATTTCAAATAGGTTCAACATTTTCAAATTCTATAAAAATAGAATTTTGTTCAATACTTGAAAATATTAAAGAGTTAACAGAAGTCACTGTGGAAGTTGGAATAGCAACTTATGATGCAGATTATCATTATGATAATATCCCGCCTGAAAAAGTGGGAAGTGCAAGAGTGGGCTATGCTAAATTGATTCATTATAAACCAACGGTTTATGAATATGTCTCCATTGGAACTTTTTATGTTACTAAGTGTGACCCAGATAGAAACGAAAATAAAACGACACTTGAAGCAAGTGATCGTTTTGTTTTTTTAGAAAATGAGTATGTTTCTGAACTAACCTATCCTGCTTCCATTCGAGATATAGCTTTAGAGATTGCTAACAAAAGCGGTTCCGTCATTAATGAAACCAACTTTTCAATGATTAGCACCCAAAAAATAAGAAAACCTGAGGGTTATACTTTTAGACAAGCAATAGGTTTAATCGCTCAGTTTGAAGCAGGTTATGCAAGGTTTAGCCGGACAAATCAATTGGAAATCATGCAATTGATCGACCCTAAGTTTGCAGTTTCACCAGCAGAATATTTTCAAAAGGGGCTAACAAAAAATGAATTAATGTACAAAATTGGTGGGATATCTTGTACAGTACCTGTTCAAAGCGAAAGTGGAAATGAACAAGTTACATATTTATCGGGTAGTAATACTGGTCCACAAATTGTTTTAGAAAATAAAGTGATGACTCAAAGTTTACTTGATGATATTTATCAAAAAGTAAAAAACATCAACTTTTATCCTTTTACTTTAAATTGGAGGGGGAATCCAGCACTAGAAACAGGCGATTGGTTAACACTCACTGATAGAGATGGCACACCATTTAAAACTCCCAATTTAAGTTACACCTTAACTTTTAAAGGAGGATTGACAGCAACTAGTTCAGCTAATACTAACTCTTCAGCTCAAACAGTCTCAGCTTATTCCCCACCGCTTAATCAAATTATCAAAGATATTAATTCTCGTGTTGATGCAGCTGGTAAAAATTCAGTTTATGACGGAACAGAAGAACCTCCTTATCCCAAAGAAGGAGATATTTGGTTCAAAAAGAACGGTCCTGATGATGAAATATGGATTTATACAAAACTTGCGGACGGAACTTACGATTGGGTAATGACTACTTCTACAAGATTATCTGATGAAATTCAAGAAAAAATCGACAATTCTGTTCCTTCTGATGAGATTGTAAAAACAATCAATTTATCACAAGAAATGGATGGTAAAGAGTGGTTAAAAATTACGGGTGCAAAAATTTGGTTAACTGATAAAACTCGAATAGATGATGCCATCATTAAAGATGCAATGATTGGTAATTTGAGCGCTTCAAAACTAAATGCTGGAACAATTAACGCTTCGTTAATTAACATCATTAATTTGAACGCTTCGAATATATCGTCAGGAACTTTGACCGCTGTTGATATAGAAGGGGTAAAAATCAAGGGTTCTAAAATCACTTCTGCGGGAGATGATTTTTCTATGCTTCAGGATAATGGAGCAATTACTTGGATAAGAAATAGCGATGGCAAAGAAATTTTTAAATTTTATACCACGTTAATTAATTTGCAAGAAGGAAATGTTCGACTTGATGTTTCTGATTCTGGTTCTTTATCCATTTATAGTCAGAAAACGGATAAAGATTTCTTACATTTTTCAGCCGTTGGGAATACTATGTCATGTTCTGCAGATTTAGATCGCTTGCAAATAACAGGGGATAATAATTCGCTTTCATATACTCCAACAAACTTTGAATATCAATCTAGTGGTGACAATCGTCCTAATTTGAGAGTGGGAGTGACTGGCTTTAAAATAGGAAGTAATGCAACTTACCTATCAGGAGATAACAATGGAGCAATAACTGCTGTAGCAAGTGCTTTGAACATTTTAAGTAATGTTAAAATTAGCCAATTCACTAATATTGGTGGAAATCTTAGTGTTAACGGTAGTCTAAGTGTAATTGGTTCTAAAAATGCTGCTCACGTCACAAGAGATGGGCTTAGATTAACTCCAGCCTATGAAACGGCTGAGTCATACTTAGGTGATATTGGAACGGCAGAAACAGGTGAAGATTGCACAGTTATTGTTCCTATTGAAGAACATTTTTCTGATGTTATTAATACAGAATTCGAATATCAAGTGTTTTTACAAAGCTATAGTGACGGTTTTGTTTATATTACATCCAGAGATAAAACGAGTTTCACAGTGCAATCATCTGTCCCTAATCTTCCTTTTACATGGGAAATTAAGGGTAAAAGGAGAGGATATGAAAATGACCGCTTGACTTTGACTGATATGAAGTTTGAAGAAATAAAAGAAATTGAAGAACAAAACTTTAAAGAGGAGGAAGCATGAATAAAGAAATTGATGCAGAAAAATTGATTAACAAACTACTATCTAAAATTACTCAACTAGAGTTTGATAACGCTAAATTATCAGTATTAGTTGAAACTTACGAGCAAGAAAATTCTAAGGAGGTTGGCCAATAATGAGTTATGAAAAGCAAACTTGGAATAAGTATGATGAGCTAAAAACTGAAGAAGAGAATATCAAAAATGGTGCGGTTGTTACTGACAATCGTATGAACCATATGGAATCTGGTATTGGCGACAACGATAATAACCTTGCTTCACATCTTGCGAATACAAATAATCCTCACAAAGTAACAGCTGTTCAAATTGGACTGGATAAGGTCATTAATGTGAAACAAGCTTCGAAAGTAGAGTTTGACTCACATACAAGTGATATATCTAACCCGCATAAAGTAACCGCAGCACAAGTTGGCCTTGATAAAGTTGATAATATTCAACAAGCGGCAAAGACTGATTTTGTTTCTCATGTCAACAATAAATCTAATCCTCATTCAGTGACGGCGAGCCAAGTTGGAGCTTATTCGAAATCAGAAGCAGATGCAAAGTTTGCGACTGGACAATCACTGACAGATTTATCAAATAAAGTTATCGCAAACAAAGGTAACCTAGCAAGTGGAACCGATTTAAACAATGTAACTGACACAGGTTTTTATCGCATAGGTGGACTTGTTGGTGGAACGGATATTCTAAATTTGCCATCTGAGCTTAGTGGTATTAGATTTTATGCGTTTTTAACAGTCATAGGTGCACTTCAAGAATTAACAGTATATTCTCCTAAACAAGATACAACTTGGACTTATAGTCGTTCTGTTTCAGGAACTTCTCAAACGTGGAGCCCTTGGTCAAAAACTGTAATGGCTGATGATTCTGGGAAAGTGACTGTAACAAGAATTGAAACAACCTCTGACGTTAGAACTTGGGTTTCACTTATCTTAAGTAATGCTGGGACTGCTGTACTTAGATATAAAACAATAAATGGTGTTGTCTACTTGTGCGGTGAGGGTAACTGGGGTTCATTTACTGCTGGTCAATCTAAAACCATTTGTATTCTGCCACCTGAATTGAGACCTGATGTAACTTGCAACTATGTTATTACTACTCAAAATGGTAGTGGTCAACCAATGGAGTTACAAGTTCAAACTGGAGGAAACGTTAATCTTTGGAGTGGTTTAGCCTCTGGCGGTAGATACGGTGGATTTGTTGGCAATTATCCACTTCCATAA